GAAGATTTGGAATATGGAGATTTATTATTAATGTCAATAAGTAGTAGCGGATTAAATCATATTGGTGTTTACTTAGGACAGCAAACAGTTTTGCATCATTTACAAAATAGGTTATCAAGTCGTGATCTATTAGATGAATGGTTGCTAAAATGTACAGGTAAAAGGATTCGTTATGTTAAGGAAAATTAGATTATATGGAGAACTTGCTAAGTTTTTAGGTCAGAAAACTTTTGAAGCTGAAGTTCATAGTGCTGCACAGGCAATAAGATTTTTAGTTGTTAATTTTCCACAATTAGAAGCTCATATGGCAGATAGATATTACAAAGTATTAGTTGGTGATTGGGAGATAAAACAAGAAGAAATACATTATCCAAATGGACAGGAAGATATAAAAATTGTTCCTATTGTTGGAGGAGAAGGAGGTCGAGGTACTGGTAGGTTTTTGTTGGGTATTGCTTTAGTTGGTGCAGCAATATTTTTACCAGGTGCTGCTCCAGTATTAGGTGCTAGTGGATTTACTGCTGCTGGAACTGGATTTGTTGCGACAAGTGCTGCAATTATTGGAAATATTGGTATTGCTTTAGCATTGACAGGGCTATCTCAAATGCTTACTCCAGTAGAGAATGTAAGAGAAGAAGAACAAGATCCTAGAAGATCGTTTAATTTTAGTGGCATACAAAATACATCAAGGGCTGGTGTTCCTGTGCCTGTAATTTATGGACAAACAATGGTTGGATCTGTTGTTATATCAGCAGGAATTGAAAACGAACAGGTAGAAGTATGAAAGTTATAGGTTCTGGTGGTGGAGGAAAAGGTGGCGGTGGAGGCGGTGGTACTCCACATGAAGAAAAAGATAATCTTGACTCTAAAACTTTTGCTAGGATTCTTGATCTTATAGGAGAAGGTGAAATAGGTGGGTTAGTTGATGGTGCTAAATCTATATTTTTTAATAACACACCATTACAAGCTGCTGATGGTAGTTTTAATTTTAAAGATGTATCTTTTGAAACTAGAACTGGTACATCTAGTCAGACTGTAATACCAGTAACAAGAAATGTTGCTACAACAAAAGCAGCCCCTAGTGCTGGTACATCAATACCTGCTGGAAATGCTGGTAGGGTTATACAAATTACAGATTCAGATGTTGATGCAGTTTCTCTTCAAATAACTGTTCCTGCCCTGCAACAATTTAGTGATGAAGGAGATATTTTCGGTACTTCTGTAGAATTAGCGATACAAGTTCAATATAGTGGCGGTGGTTATCAAACTGTTATATCTGGTGGTTCGGCAACAATAGCTGGTAGAACACCTGATCCATATGTAAGAGATTATCTTGTAAATCTTAATGGTGCTTTTCCTGTGAATATAAAAGTACGAAGAATCACACCAGATAGTACATCTTCAAAATTACAAAATGAAATTCAATTTAACAGTTATGTAGAAATAAAATATGACAAAAGAAGTTATCCAAACAGTGCATTGGTTGGTTTAAAAGTAGATGCGGAACAATTTTCATCAATTCCTTCTAGAAAATATTTAGTAAAAGGTATTAAAGTAAAAATTCCACATAATGCAACTGTTCGTGCCGATGGTAGTTTGGAATACACAGGAACATTTAATGGAACTCTTGGTGCAGCACAATTTACAAACGATCCAGCTTGGTGCTTATATGATCTCATCACTTCTTCAAGGTATGGGCTAGGTTCTCATGTTATTGAAACTGAAATAGATAAATTTAGTTTTTATGCAGCTTCTGTTTATTGTTCACAACAAGTTGATGATGGCACAGGAACAGGTGGTACTGAACCTCGTTTTACTTGCAATGTAAATATTAATAATCAGCAAGAAGCATACAACGTAGTCAATCAGATGTGTTCTGTATTTAGAGCTATGCCATATTACGAAGCTGGTAATCTAACTATTACACAAGATGCACCAAAAGATGCTAGTTATCTATTTACACTTGCTAATGTTTTAGAACCTGGATTTACCTATTCTAATTCAAGTCAAAGGCAAAGACCTACAGTTGTTGTTGCAAAATATTTAGATTTAGAATTAAGAGATATAAATTATGTTGAGGAAATTGATACCGCAAACCAAGCAAGATATGGGTCAGTTATTAGAAATATTAATGCGTTTGCTTGTACATCAAGAGGTCAAGCTGCTCGTTTAGCAAAATGGTTGCTATATATGAGCAATGTAGAACGTGAAGTCGTTTCATTTACTACTTCCATAGATGCTGGTGCTGTTGTAAGACCAGGACAGATTATTGAAATAGCTGATCCTGTTCGTAGTGGAGAAAGAAGAGGTGGTCGTATTGTTTCAGCAACAACTAATTCTGTAACAGTAGATGATGCAACTGGATTAACTATTCAAGGAACATCAACCTTAAGCGTTGTTTTACCTGATGGCACAGTAGAACAAGTTACAGTTTCAGGTATTACTAATAATGTTTTTAGTCTTGGTCAGCATTTTTCTGTTGCTCCAAATCCTAATAGTGTTTGGATATTTGAGACATCAACTATTCTTACAACAACTTGGAGAGTCTTAGAGGTTCAAGAACAAGATAGAACCAACTACAGCATTAGTGCTAGTGAATATAATTCTGGTAAATACAATCATATTGAAAATGGAATAGCTTTACCAGTAAGAGATGTAACTAATTTAGATATTCCACCAGAAGCACCATCAAATGTTACTGCAACAGAGGTTATTTATGAAAATACTGGAATAGCAAGAGTAAAAATTGTTGTTAGTTGGACTAGCACCTCAGATACACATTACATACGTTATAGATTACAAAATGGAAACTTTATATCAAGAACTGTCGATAATTCAAAAAGTTATGAAATTTTAGATACTATTGCTGGTAATTATCAAATTGAAGTTTATAGCGTAAGTTCTTCTGGTTTACGATCCACAACCTTTAATACACCTCAAAGTCCATTTTTTGTGGCAAAAGGTAAGACTGATCCACCTTCTAATGTTAGTGGGGTTAGTTTATTACCGATTGATGAGACAAGTGCAATATTAAGTTGGAATCGAGCTACAGAGCTTGATGTGTTATTAGGTGGTAAGACTTTAATAAGACACTCTAGCAAGACAACAGGTGCTCAATGGAAGGATGGACAAAACATAGTTGTAGCTGCTGCTGGAAATCAAACACAAAAAATCGTTCCTTTATTAGCAGGAACCTATTTAATAAAATTTGAAGATGATGGAGGTCGTGAAAGTCCATCACCAGGTTCACAAGATTCTGCGTGGAATAATACTAGAGTTACTACTAATCTACCAGCACCATCTCAAAGACTTGTTGTAGGAAATATAGATGAACATACACCTAATTTTACTGGTTCAAAAACTAACACAATTTATGATTCTTCATTAGATGCTTTAACACTTGCAATAACTAATAATGCAGTATCTACCACTGGAGAATACGTTTTTGCTAATTCTGTAGATTTAACACAGCCATATGACGTAAATTTAAGAAAAGTATTAGACGCTTCTAGCTTTAACTTAAATAATTTATGGGATGATAGAGTTGATTTAATAGATGATTGGGGATATATAGATCAAGTTGGTGGTGTAACTGAGGCTACGAAATGTAATGCTGCTGTTTATGTAAGATCAACAAATGATAACCCATCAGGTTCACCAACATGGAGTGCTTATAAAGAGTTTAGTAATGTTCTAATTACAGGTAGAGCATTTCAATTCAAAGCAATATTAACAAGTAATGACACTAACCAAAATATAGCTGTCACTAAATTAGGTGCTAAATTAGAATTACAAGGAAGAACAGAATCTATTTCGACTCCTGTTACTACTGGATCATCTCAATATTCTGTTTCTTTCACAAACGCATTTAAGCAAACACCAACTGTAGTAGTGACTCCAACAAATCAACAATCTGGAGATTTTCATGAACTTGCTAACATAAGTAGGACAGGTTTTCAAGTCACTTTTAAAAATGGCAGTTCCGCAGTTGCTAGATCTTTTGTATGGGCAGCATCAGGTTTTGGTAAGGAGGTTACATAATGAGTAATGCGTCAGATTATAATTTAGCTAACCAAGTTGGTTCTTCTTTTAGAGCCGAACTTAATAATGTTTTGGGAGATGTTCAATCTTTAAATAGTGGATCATCTGATCCTACAACTACTGTCGCTTATAAAATATGGGTTGATACTTCAACAAATTTATTAAAAATAAGAAATAGTTCAAATAATGGTTGGTTAGTTTTAGGAAGTCTAACGGATTCTGCACATACTAATAATTTTGGATTAGCAACAAAAGCATCTCCAGATTTTACAGGCACAGTAGATTCTGCTGGTGATATTGTGATGGGTGGTACAGGTGCTTTAAAACTGCCAAATGGTACGACTGCTCAAAGACCTACAGCAGCCACTGGACAGATAAGGTTTAATAATACGACAACAGAATTTGAAGGTTACAACGGATCAGCATGGGGTGGTTTAGCATCAGGAGTACCTGTTGGTACAATTCTTGCTCATGCAGCTAATACACCTCCATCTGGGTTTTTAGAATGTAATGGTAATGCTATAAGTAGATCAACTTACGCAACATTGTTCTCTACCATATCTACAACATTTGGTGTAGGAGATGGATCATCTACTTTTGCTTTGCCTGATTTAAGAGGACAATTTATTAGAGGTTGGGCAAACACTGGTAGCACTGATGCAAGCAGAGTTTTTGGTTCAACACAAACAGATCAAAATAAAAATCATACTCATACAACAAATTCCGCAACCTTAACTGGTGGTATTAGAAAAATATCAGAAGGTTTTTTAGCTGGAGGAAGTGCAACTGGTGTATTTACAAAAACAAGTGATGGTAATAACTCTATTACAGGTGCTTCTTCTACAAGCCCTGTAGGTGGTGTTGATTTTGATGGTACTCATTCACATACAATACCTAGTAGTGGTGGTGGTGATGAGGCACGACCTAAAAACCTTGCTTTAATGTACATAATCAAGTTCTAATTATGACAAATAAAAAGATAACGGAATTTACAGAGCTTACCGCACCAGCAAGCACTGATGTTTTACCGATTATTGATGCAAGTGATACAAGTAACAAGAAGATAAGTTATGCAAATTTATTAAGTAAAGCTCCTGATGGATCTACTTCTGCTCCTGCATTTAGTTTTAATTCTGATTCAAATACAGGGATAAGCGGTGGATCAGATACTCTTACTTTTAGTACAGGTGGTGTTGGCAGAATGTCTATCAGTTCTGCTGGTCTTGTCAATATCGTAGGAGATTTAACAGTAGGTGGAACGACTACCACAATTAATACAACAACTCTTGATGTCGAGGATAAAAATATTACTCTTGGAAAAGTATCAACTCCAACTGATACGACTGCTGATGGAGGTGGTTTAACTCTTAAAGGTGCATCTGATAAAACATTTAATTGGGTAAATGCAACGGATTCTTGGACAAGTAGTGAACATTTATCTGTTTCTGGTCAAAAGGAAGTTAGGTATTTAGATGCAGATTCATCTCATTATGTTGGTTTTAAATCTGCTGCAACAGTTTCCTCAAATGTTGTTTGGACATTACCTTCTGCTGATTCTTCTGTAAGTGGATATGTTTTATCAAGTAATGCTTCTGGAGTTCTTAGTTGGGTAGCACCTGGACAAAATGCAGATCCCAACTTCACTGGTACGTTAACGCTTACTGATGATGGAAATATTAGAGGATTTGCTTCTACTCAAGCTACATATACTGGATCTGTAAAAACTTTCACTGTTACTGTTGCCAGTAAAACTGCAGCACATAGATATAACGGAAGTGGTTCTGGAAATGGTTATTTAATTGATGGCAAAGAAGCACCATTTTTAACTCTTACACCTGGTAGAACATATAAATTCGATCAATCACATTCAAGTAATTCTGGTCATCCTCTTCGTTTTTATCTTGAATCAAATAAAACTACAGCATATACAACAAACGTCACTGTTAATGGTACAGCAGGGCAAAGTGGTGCATATGTTCAGATTGTAATAGCAGATACTACTCCAATGGTTATCCATTACCAATGTTCTTCTCATGCGTTGATGGGTAATGCGATCCAAACAAACTCTGCGACAGCTACAGGAACTTTGTTATCTAGTTTAAGTGTCAGTGGAAATATGGATGTTACTGGCACATTTACTGTCAGCGACAATATTTTGATGACAGGTACAGGAGCTATTGATGTTGCATCTGGAACTACAGCACAAAGACCTGGATCACCTTCTGCTGGTATGTTCAGATTTAATAGTCAGACATCAGAGTTTGAGGGATATGATGGCAGTGCGTGGGGAGAGATTGGTGGATCAGCAGCTACAGGAACAGCAGATTTATTAGATATTGCATCATCTTCTGGAACGGGTGGTGGATCGGCTACATTTAATGGATCTGCTTACAGATTTAAGCTAGTCACAAAAGGTACAAGTACAGCAGTAACACCAGCTAATGCAGAGATCTTGCGAGTCTCAATAAATGGTGTGATGCAACAACCCAATGATGGAACTGGACAGGGAGATATGACAGATGGATATGTTGTCAGTGGTACTGATATTATCTTTGATTCTGCTCCTCCTAGTGGATCTACATATTTTATCATTAATATGGGAACTCAAATTGCTGTTGGCAATGCGACTACTTCTACGGTTGCTGATGAAAGTTCTGATACTACTTGTTTCCCTCTGTTTGCTACCGCAGCTACAGGAGATTTAGGGTTAAAATCAGGATCAAATCTTACATTTAACTCATCTACAGGATTATTAACAGCAACTACATTTAGTGGGTCAGGTGCAAGTTTAACTAATTTACCTTCTTCTGCACTTACTGGAGCGTTGCCAGCTATTGATGGGTCAGCATTAACTGGAGTTTCATCACAAAAAGCTGATGGTTGCGTTACAGAAAATTCGTTAACAATTTCAAATAATTATACTATGACTACAAATAAGTCAGGAATTAGTGCAGGGGATATAATAATTGCAAGTGGGGTAACAGTTACCATTCCGTCTGGTTCACGTTATGTTATTGTCTAGGAGGTAAAATTATGCCAATAGTATTAAACGGATCGGGAACAGTAACAGGTATATCAGCAGGTGGGTTGCCTGATGGGTGTATTACTGCTGATGATTTAGCAAGCGGTGTTGGCGGTAAAATTCTACAAGTCGTTCAAGTAACTCATACTGCTGAAGTTTCTACAACTGGCATAACTTATGTTGATACAGGTTTGTCAGCATCAATTACTCCTAGTTCAAGTAGTAATAAAATTTTAGTGATGGTTACTCAAAGATTTTTTATTCAAAGAAGTACAGATCAGGCAAGAGGTGGTTTTAGATTATTAAGAAATACTGGTAGTGGTAATTCAGTTATAATGCAAGGCCCAAATACAAATAATGGGCAAGAGCCAGGGGGAGAAGGTCAATCAACAAACTTAGGTGGTAGTACACAAGTCGCTGGTGCTTTTAATTGTACGTTTTTAGACTCTCCTTCTACAACAAATTCAACCACTTATAAAACACAATTTGCAAACAACCAATCAAGTGCAAGTCCTACAATCTTTGTTAACAGTCTTAATAATAACTCAGGAGAAGATGGTGTCAGTACAATGACTCTTATGGAGGTAGCAGCATGAGCCAGATTAAGTTATTACATAGCGGTGGAAATGGAGTTATATTAGCTGCACCTGATAGCAACCCTGCATCTGATCGCACACTTAAATTACCAGGCGATGCAAATTCAACTATTGATACTTTAAATAGAACAGGGAATATTATTAAAGTTGTAAAAAGTCAAAAAACAGATGCAGCAAGTTCTACCACTATTAACGCATTTACTGACATAATTTCTAATTGTGTAACCATTACTCCAGCAGCTAGTGGTAACAAAATTTTTGGTTCATTTTCATTTTCTTTTGGATCTAATGTTGTTGACCACTTAATTAATTTTCGTATTGTAAGAGATTCGACTGTAGTTAGTGATGTAGGAGACACAACATCAGGTTTTGCTTATTTTGCTACAACACAAGGAATGAGATGTTTGTTTGACGCAAATGGTGGTAATTTTTTAACACTCACTTTTTTAGATACAGCAGTAAATACAAACGCACATACCTATAAATTACAATATTTTCGATCTCAAGCTGGAACAACATATATTAATCGAACAGGTATGATTGTTAGTGGTACAGATTATACATCTACATATGGTGGTATAGGTGCTTCAACATTTACAGTAATGGAGATCGCAGCATGAGTAGGTTAATAACAAACGCAATACGATCCACTTCAGCTTCAGCAGATGCGATAACTTTTGATAACTCAGGTAAACCAGCTTTTCCTAATGGCGGTGCTGGTAAAATTCTTCAAGTTGTTTCTGCTGAAAAAACTGATATACAAAGCTGGACTGGTACAACAAAAACAGAAATAACTAATTTAGCACCAACTATCACACCTTCTAGTGCTAGCAATAAAATTTTCGTTTTGGGTACTCTTTATTCGAGTAGTGCTATTGCTCAAGTAACTGCTTATAATGTGGTCGAAAGAAGTATTAATAGTGGTTCATTTACAATAATTGGAAACCACGCAACAGCAAGTGATTCAAATTCTACACAAGCTCATGGACATGGTGGGCCTTTTAGTGGAACTTGGAATTTAATGAACTCTTCTATAAACTTTTTAGATTCTCCAAATACAACCAATGCTATTGTTTACAAATGGTTTATGCAATCTGAAGGTGGCACAATGTACATAAACAGAACTGGTAGACACAATACAGTTTATCATCCTAAAACAATTTCAGTTTTAACTCTTATGGAGGTATCAGCTTAATGGGATTAACTAAAGCACAAGCTGCTGGACTTGCTGATACTTCTGTTAGTGCAGGGAGTTATGGTTCTGCAACGGCAATACCAGCAATCACAGTTGATGCACAGGGTAGGATAACTGCTGCATCAACAAATGCAATATCGGCTGGTGGAGAAACAGATTCTATATTTCAAAACCCAACAACAGCTACAGGAAATATTACTGTTGGTAATGGTAAAAATGGCATGGTCGCTGGCGAATTTTCAATGGGTTCTTATACTTTGACTATACCTTCTGGATCAACCTTTACAGTAGTCTAATGCCAGTATCAATTAACGGACAAACAGGAGTAATTACAGGAATTGCAGTAGGAGGTTTACCTGATGGCTGTATTGCTTCTGCCGATTTAGCAAGTGGTGTTGGAGGAAAAATTCTTCAGGTTGTTTCTTCAAATAAAAGCGACGTTGTCAGCAGTAACTCAACTGCTTGGTATAGTATCGGATTAAATGCAACAATAACTCCTTCAAGCACTTCAAATAAAATATTAGTACTTTTGGATCTTGCATATGGTGGAATGCAAAATATGTATGGGTATGGGAAGATTGTAAGAACCCCTTCGGGCGGTTCTGCAACAGATATAGCATTAGGAGATGATAGAACTAGCTCTTACAGTAATTCTCAGCAAGTAAGTTTTTCATTGACTACTATTAACAATAGTAATGTTGTATACAAATTACATCACGCAACCGTGAATTTTTTAGATTCTCCAAATACAACGGCTGCAACTACATATAATGTTCAATGTAAAAGTGTTTATGGTGGTGGTGATGGTTATTTTTATATAAACCAACCTGGCACAAATGCTAACCAAGCCTATAATGTTTCAGCTTCTTCAAATCTAACACTAATGGAGGTAGCAGTATGACAGGCAAAATTAAACTCGTACATTCTGGTGGTAATTCGGTTTCATTAGCCGTACCAACATCCAACCCTTCTTCAAGTGAGGTTGCATTTAAACTGCCTCAAGCTGATGGTACATCTGGACAAGCTCTTGTTACAGATGCTTCGGGAAATTTATCATTTGCTGGTGCAGGTAAAATTCTTCAAGTTAAAAATGTAACTAAAACTGATACCTTTTCTTCATCACTTTCAGATTATTCCGCAGCTTCAATTACTGGAATGGATTTAGCTTTTACTGCATCAAGTACAAGTAATCGATTGTTTTTTCAAATTAATATAAATATATGTGTCAGCACTAATAATAGACCTGTTGCATTTTTTCTAGTTGCTGATGGTACAAAAATAGATGCTGCAACTGGTGATGCTGCTAGTAATAGATATAGAAGTACTGCTAGTGGCTTAGTTGATTACCAATCTACAATGGAGTTATTACAAATGAATTATTACCATACTCCAACCAGTACAAACTCTATAACTTATGGCATTAAAATACAAAATAGCCACGACAGTACAAATACTTTATATATAAATAGAACGGCTACTGATTCTGATACGCAATTTTTTCATCGTGCTATTTCATCAATGACAATAATGGAGGTGGCAGCTTAATCTCCATCTTATATAATTAAGAAAAAACTATTATGGCCTTAGATCACGAAGCTATTTATGAAGCATACAAATCAGAAGCAAAACCTGTTGTTTCTATAGATGATTCTGCTGGAGCGTTTGATGCTGATGGAAACAAAGTAACATTAGACGATGCAAAGGTGGCAGCAGCTAGAAAAGCATTAGATGACGCAGCAGCAGCGATTTTGTACAAGTCACAAAGAACAGGTGCAGCAG